TACAGTATAATAAGGAGTATGAAGGGGGTCACTCAGAGGGGTATGCCCAAGTAGGCGAAACAGACTCACAAGTGCTTGCAAGCCTCGTAGGAAGATGCAACGTTTTTCTTGCCCCTCACCCCTCTAGGCAAAACTAAGGAGAGAACATGCCAAAGAAAACAAAGAAAAGAGCTAATTATAGAGCAAAAGGTGTCGTAAAGTCCCCAGGTAGAGGTACTATAGGTAAACCCTATACGGATATGTTTGGTAGAACGATTGGTAGTAAAGACAGGAGACAGGTTAATTTACAATCAACAAAACAAGTAGCAAACGAAGATGGTACTCTTACCAGAACTTACTATGATTATGATGGTAATGTAATAGACTCAAAAACCACCGAGAGTGCAGGTGCTTCTCAGGCTGCGGCTAAAAGAGCAGGCTACACTGGTGATCCTGTTGTAGCTGGAGAAGAATATCGTATGGCTCAAAAAAATAAAGCCCTTTTCGATGCGGCAAGTGATAAAGGTGCAGGAAATGGTACGGCTGTTGGTGAGATTCCACCTCATACAGGAAGAGGACGAACTAAAACAGGTAAACCTATACTTAGTGAGGAAAGAAAACAGTATGATTCAGCTAAACGTAGAAAAAGAGGATTAACTGCAGCACAGAGAGATGCTTTAAGAAGTAGTGTTTTTGCTAAATCTGGAGGAAAAGTAAAGAAGAAGGCTGGAGGAAAAGTAAAGAAGAGATCTGGAGGAGCAGTGAAGAAGAAGGCTGGAGGAGCAGTCGGAAAAGCTTATACTTCTCGACAAAACAAAAAGTATGGCGGTGGAGTTTACCCTAAAGTAGGCAATACAGGAGGTTAGTATGGCAAAGAGACCAACAGCAAAACAAATATTAGCATTTAGAGATACATTAAAAAGTTTATACCTTTCAGATCAAATAGAACAGGAAGACATGAGGATAGGTGCTAACAAGTATAAATCAGGACTAAAATCTAAAAGAGAAATCTTAGATGATCTTGGTGTTATAGGGGGTATGTCTGATGCTGAATATAAGCAAGGCACAGACTTAAGAAATATAAAAAGTATTAAAGAGACAGCTAAAGTTAAAGGTAAAAAGAATGTACCTGACACAATAACCATAAACAAAAAAGGCGGAGGTAAACTTTATGCTACCCAAAACAAAAAGTATGGTGGTGGAGTCTACCCTAGACCAACTAAGGGCGAAGATATTTAACATAGAAAGGAAAAAGTATGTTACCAGAAGAAGACGAAATAAAAATAGTTGATTTTGAATTAGAAGATGAAGTTGAGGTTGTAGAAGCACCAAAACCTTCCAATGTAAAGAAGGGAATGATTATAGGTGGGGCTCTTATAGCTGCTTTAATTCTAATCAATATTCTTAACTATGCACTTGCCTCTGAGCAGTCTGGGTTTTTTGTTTCAATAACTGCTGAACAAGAAGTTTCAGCAGAGGAAGCAGTAAGCGACCCAACTGACGAAGAAGAAGCTGACGAAGAAGAAGGGAGCTAGAAGAGAGTATGCCGAGAACTCATTATACTAAAAGAGAAAAAGATATAAAACTAGAAAAAAGTAGAAAACGAAAAATTCAATGGGGTAGAATGTCTTCAGGTGACAGGGCTAAAGAATTTTTAAGAGGTGCTTCTTTTTTAGCTAATCCTGTAGGTACTTTGATAGGAGAGGGTGTCAAGACAGGATACCAACGTTTAACAAGTAGAGCCCCTGCAACTGGTAGCTCTTCAACTTCAACTTCAACCTCTGGAACAACAAAGAAAAAGGGTGGTAAAGATACAGATGAAGAAAAAGAAAATATTGTAGCAAGTAAAAAGGGTGGTACAATAAGAAAGAAGAAGTATGTAACCCAATCCAAACGCTATAGTAATGGTGGAAAAGTTTACCCTAAGTAGGCAATTAATGCTATTACCAGAACCAAAAAGATCAAAAGAACTAACAAAGAAACAAGAAAGTTTCCTAGAAGCATATTTTGCTGAAGGAGATAAAACCTTTGGGAATATAACCCAAAGTCTACTGCATGCAGGCTATTCTGAAACATCCAGGTCTTCAGTGTCCAAGGCTATGCGACCTTACATTATAGAAAAAGCAAAAGAGTTGTTAGCAACGACAACGGCCAATGCAGTAGGACAAATAAAAGAAGCTTTGACTGGCAATAGGACAGAACCTATAGCGAGGCAGAAATTACGATTTGAAGCAGCAACAGACATCCTAGACAGATGTGGTATATCTAAACGACAGGAGGTTGTAACTGAGAATACCCATTTACATGCTGTTGTGTTATTACCTGCTAAGAAAGCAGAAGCACTAGATTTATCCGATGTTGAGGCTAAAGTTGTCAGAAACTAAGAAAAGAGGAAGGCCCAAACTTAAAGAAGGTGAAAAGGGCAGATACAGTCTCTCAGGTAAAGAGAAAGCTCGTAGAGCTACTATGGCACAGATACGCTATAGAAATAAAAAGATAAACAAACACTCAAACCAGTTAAGAAGGCAAAAACAATTACTCAAAGAGAAAAAAGAGAAGTTCAAGACTCTGGACAAGGGGCTTCAGGGCAAAGCAGCAATACCAGAGGATGTTCTTGCGAGTGCTCCTGCAGCAGTGAAAGAGCTTGTTGCCGAGAGGGAGATAGCGTTCCATCCCAACAAGGGGCCTCAAACTGAGTTCTTAGCAGCTCCTGAAAGAGATGTTCTCTATGGAGGTGCAGCAGGGGGAGGTAAATCTTACGCCCTACTTGCAGATGCATTACGATACGCTCATAAGCCCAGTCATAGGGGCCTACTTCTAAGAAGGACTTTGGGCGAATTAACAGAGCTTATAGACAAAAGTAGGCAATTATATAAAAAGGCTTTCCCAGAAGCTATTTTTAGAGAAAGTAAATCAACATGGTTATTTCCGTCTGGGGCTACGATTTTATTTTCATATTTGGATAGGGACACAGATGTTACAAGGTATCAAGGACAAAGTTTTAACTGGATTGCGATTGATGAAATCACGCATTACCCAACTCCTTACGTATGGGAGTACCTTCGTTCAAGATTGCGTACAACGGATCAAAGCATTGTACCTTACATGCGTTGCACAGCTAACCCAGGTGGGATCGGTGGTTGGTGGGTTAAGAAAATGTATATTGACGCTACCGAGCCGAATACGCCTTTTTGGGCTAGGGATGTGGAGACGAGTAGAATCCTTCGTTATGGGTCTAGTAACGAGGAAAAAGCAGGAAGACCCCTCTTCCAGCGAAGATTCATCCCAGCCAGACTAACGGACAACCCCTATCTCATGGCTTCAGGGGAATATGAAGCTATGTTGTATTCTTTGCCTGAAGTAGAGCGTAGGCGATTACTAGAAGGAGATTGGGATGTTACGGATGGGGCAGCGTTTGCGGAGTTTGAAAGGGCGAAGCACGTTGTTGATACTTTTGAAGTACCTCGTTCTTGGCCTCGTATTAGGGCTGCAGATTATGGTTACTCTAGTCCTTCTTGTGTTCTATGGGGTGCAGTGGACTATGATGGCAACTTATGGGTATATAGAGAATTATATGGAAAAGGATTCACAGGGGAGCAGTTAGCTGAAAGAATATTGGAAATTGAATATGACGATCCCCCAGTCCAGACTGCTGTTTTGGATGAGTCCTGTTTTAGCAGAACTGGGCATGGGCTTAGTATTGCTGAATCTATGAACAGATTGAATTTAAGATTTATGGCTTCTAACCGAGATAGGTTAGCAGGAAAGATTGAGATGCATAAACGATTAGGTGATAACGATCAAGGTGAACCACGTTTACGTGTCTTTAGTAATTGTACGCATTTGATAAGAACTTTACCTACACTGCCTCTAAGCAAGACAAACCCAGAGGATGTAGATACAAAAGCAGAAGATCATGCGTATGATGCGTTGAGGTATATGTGTATGACAAGAATAGTGAACAGTCCTTATTATCATCCTAGGTTTAGAAAACCTAAAGAGTTTGATAAGTATGTTCCTAGTGATCCTGTGTTTGGGTATTAAGAATGGCAAAGAATGATACATTAAAAGCATTTGATTGGTATCGTACAAATACGGATCAATTTGAAAGAGGGTCATTAAAAAATAATCATATAGATGCAAAAAAAGCTTTATCTAGAAACACACTACAAGAACCTAATTACAGTATTAAAACTGTAAATAATTATTATAAAAAGTTACATGATGATATTCTAGAATTAATAGAGGTAGGATATGCTAGTCCTGAAGTTAGAAAAAGTATAAGACCAAGAA